TGTATATGGTCACTATTATAATATCACATCATGTGACTACTTGTCAAACTAGCTGTACGCTGTCATCAACATTAACCTGCACATAACGGCTGCCAAGGGCCTGAACATCTTCCACCTGTTCAAGATACCAAAGTTTGATATATTCCTGTTCATGTGAATGATCAATAAAGATTGGAATATATGAACTTCTGCTGTCGAGGTCTGTTATGGTGATCTGTGGGGTAAAATGTATAAGGGTATTACAATTGCCTTTTACAAGGTTGGCTGTGCTTGTTGTCCAATTAACAGAGATATATACTTTGTTAAAGTAAGCAGTGCCCATTGTATTGCTATCCAAGAACCTGCAGTGGAAGTCTCCTGCATCAAATTCTACACCGTGGATCTCTCCACCTACTCTGATTGTGGTCAGGTTGCCTACACGTGAACCGGTCATTCCGCCATAGTTGATTATAGCCTTTACGTTTACCGGTGTACGTCCGTTCAGGTCTGTTAGAAGAGAATTTATACCATTAGGTGAATCTTCCATAGTACAGATATACAATGGATCATTTGCTCCGGTGTATTCATAGATATTGAACACGTAATCCTTGACCGCATTAACTGTACCCTCCAGCGCAGTTATCCTGTCATCCAGTGCCTCGTCAGCATCGCCCAGATCTGATATCTGAGTCTCATTGTGGCTAACTCTTGATGTAAGGGCGATAACATCACTGGCTGTTCCAACATATCTGTTGTTTAATTCAGTGATCCTGTCATCCAGAGTCTCATCAGCTGCAAGCAGATTGTTTATAGTTCCCTCGTTCCGGGTAACTCTGGTGGTAAGGTTGGTTACATTGTTTGTGATCCCCTGTACTGTAGTATTCAGCGATGCAATATCAGCTGCATTCGCCCTGATACCATCACCTGTCACCTTAGCCTGTGCGGCCTTGTCAGGATTAGTCAGTGTATCATCGAGCATATCTGTCGTAGCATCCACCACTATTTCTTCCAGGTGTTCTTCAATATATTTTACTTTTTTAATGACCCAGTCAAGATTGTAATTATTGAAATTTGTCCAGGGCCATGACGGAAATACTGACATGTTTACACCTCCTATTCGACATGAATGCTACCGTTACCGGTTATTTCCAATTCATATCTTGTGTCCTCATGACTTAGAATGCTTATATTACCGGATACGGAGAGTCTATCTCGCGTGTCTGTAATGTCTGCAACACCTATTGTTCCATTTTCGCCCAGTATAACTGGAACGTCAGCCTCAAAGTCAGCATCAAGCAGTATCTCAGAATAGATTATTCCAGGGGCGTTACTATCGATATTTGGAATATAGATACTATAATCATTCTGTGAGTCGTTAGTACAATTTACTGATACTGTTCTCATGCCACCGCCACCACCTGCGGGCTGTCCATTTACTGTCAGGTCCTGTACCTCACCATCAACAGATTTGAATGCAACATAGTTTACTATGTCCTTATCTTTCCAGTCATCGCGGACACTGTATGATTTAGTAACAACAGGATCATTGCTGTTGCCATCTCTCAGCACCGGCGCCGCCTTTATATTGGCCGTTTCAGCCGTTTTCTTTTTAGCCATGATAAATACCTCCTTTTAATATACCATCAGGCAGAAACGCTTCTTGAAACTGTCTGCGATGGTCTGATAGATATTGAATATTGCAACTTCCCTTTGCTCTTTTACCAAGGACTGGGAACTTGTAACACCAATGTTACCTGTACGCCTAATGGACCGCTTTTCTGACCACTTGCCATTGTTCTTGTTCTTGCTGTTGGCAGCGTTCTTTGTATGGTCTGCCCAGTCTGACGCATCATTGAATCCTTTTTTAGATTCTGTGTTGTCTGCGTTTCCGGTATTCTCATTCTCATTATCTCCGGAGTTATCCTCCGTGATAGTTGCGTCCACGTTCCACAGCGGGTTATATTCAAGTTGTGTTGTGTCATAAAGTTTCTGCCAGATGGGCTGTTCCATGGTTGACCAATTAGTGATAGCCTTTTTCATTATATCGAGATCAGGATACACCAGGGCAAGGTCGGAACACTCCATACAGATATAATCTGTCAGGATCTCTTTATCCATTCCATCCGGCACAGTCAGACCGTCCCATACGGTGGGATCATAGTTATTCAGTGTCAGTATTGATAAGAACATCTGATGCCACCTCCTGTTCTGTGAATCTAAGGTCAACTGTAATATTCAGACCGAACATTGCATTTACCCTGTCAAGGCCATTCTGGATTGTCTCCTGCCAGATCCTGCATTTACTCTGTGTATCAACATTGTTGGATTTCACCTCTGAATCAGATACACCGGACGCTTTGGCTATGTTCACATTCGGTATACCGATATCGGTATTAAATCTGCTGTCGATCTTTGCCAGGTCCTCCAACAGTTTGGATCCGATATAGTTTTGCTGCAGGTTGTTTGTAAACAGCACCCAGGATGGTGAACCATCATCATTGAACAGCTTTTTATCTGCAAATACCGCAGGATCACCTGATGATATCTGGTCATACAGTTTCTTTAATGATTCGGCAGACGCTTTATCCTCTGCACCGAATACATACGCCATCTTACTGTTGATAAGGTTGGCGTATATGGATTCTGTGGTAAGGGACATCAGATCCGCGTAATATTCGACCATATCCCAGCATCCGGAATAATCAGGCTGCATCTTCACCATCTCGCATTCTGTGCCGATGTGCAGCGGGCCTCTGGTTTTTAACAGAGGATTAGCTACTACTGCATAATTGGGACGGTAGAACACGTCACGGCCTGTCAGCGTGCAGTGCTGCGGTATCACTCCGTATTTATCGGTATCTATCACCGCAACGAATCCAAACACAAACAGGCTGTACAGGAAGTAGTCCGTTGCCCATGTTTCCGGGATCCCCTCAAACTTGAACACAGCAAGTATCTTCTGGATCAGATATTTTTTAAAATACCATGATAAGCCCGTTTCCTTGACGTGCAGTGTGTTTGGCTTGAATTTGGAATTGTAATTGTTGATATAATCGTATGACGCCGGAACACCGTTTATTCCATTTATCATAATATCAACCCCTTTCTTTTATATAACAGTTTGCGGGCCATCCACCATTTGAAGTTTCCGCCATCTTCCCATGGGATGTATATAAACCCCTGGAAAATGTAGTTGCCATAGCCGTATGTACCGTCACTCTGTATCGAATGCGATGCCCTGAATTCGTAGCCGTTCAGGGCTGATTCGGATACAAGCCATGTGCCGTTTCCGTTGTCACGCTCAAGAACGCACACATGGCCCCTGCCTGAAAATGCACCGTCCTTATAACATGCTATAGCACCCAGTCTGGGTGTCTGACCGCGGGATAACCCATCCTGAGTATATGCCCACCAAAGTTCTGCGTCACGGTCACCTGCTACCGGCGGTCTGGTAGGGTAACACTTCATTAGTTCCGCACAGCGGCCGTAAACATATGCAGTGCAGTTGGGCATACCCCAGCCTGTCTCATAATATCTGTTGTAGTTCGAGTAATACAGCGGATCATTGGCAGCCGGTGGTGTCAGTCTTGGTACATATGCCATGATATCACCTACTCATAATAAAAGCCGGATTCCAGATAGGATCTGATCCGCTGTGCCTCTTCCGCTGTTCCGGGGATGGGTATATCTCCATCCTGGATCAGCATATATCCGCCCAGGGATGAAATCTGCCTAAGCTGGCATAATGGCCGTCCGTGATGCTGTATATCGTCTGCCACAGGCTCAAAGAACTGGTGGTCCAGTTTATATGAATATGGGTATATATCAATAAATCCACCACCGCTTCCCATGGACTGCTGCCTGGGAGTAAGTGCTCTTGATGCGCTGTCAATTCCTGTTGCCACTCCGCTGATAACTCCGCCAACATTACCGGTCATTGCGCTGCCTACAATATTACCAACAGCAGAAAGTGTGGAAGATGCAGCACCCAGCCAGTCTTTGGTGACCTGTGAAAGCTGAATGGGCACACCTATCTGTGCTTCAAGTCTGTTCAGGGTCACTCCGTTACATTCTACAAACAGTACGCCCTTTCCGGATATTGGATCCACTGACAGGGTAAAATCAATTGTACTTGCATTGCATGTTACCGTTGTATCAATATCTATTACTCCAAACGGTGGTGCGAATAGTGTTAATACAGTATATGGCGCTGTATTAACATAATTACCGCGTGCGTTGGTCTGCGGGTGTTTGTGGATATCAACTGTAAACTGCTTGCGGATGCGTGTACCGCTTATTCTGGCGCTGAACACCTGTGGAATATCCCATAAGAATATATTAAAACTTGTTGTTGCTGTCTGCAGGTCAAAATCTTCCATTGGGAATGGATAATACATGCAGGTCTTGATATACTGCAGCGGGTCTATCAAGCTGGTTTGCAGCTTCAGTGATGCATCGCTTAAATTAAATCCGTTGCCCTCTGATACAGCACTGTTAATCAGGTAGTTACATATAGAACGCAGTCCGCCTGCAGTAACCACACTGTAAGTAAGGGATCCATAATCACCCTGTGTCGATGTAACGCCCAGCACAAATGTTCCGTTAGTCTTGAACGGTGAAAGCATGATTGGATGAGAATAGGTGCATCCGGTCTTTAACGGATACATGGTGTCAACTATCCTGCCGTCAAAGGCGTTTGAAGCTCTCAGTACATATAATGTGGAATTTCCTATCTGTTCCTTATATGTTGCCAGTACATCCACATTTAATGACGCGGTCCATAATCCGTCATTAAAATACCATTCTGTCACGTGATAGTATCTTTCATAAGCAGGTATATGACAATAGTTGAACTTGGATGGATCCTGTGCCAGACCGATGTTTAATTCTATTGTTGGATTCATTATTCCTGATCCGTCAAGCAGTCTACACTTAAATTCGGTTCTTCCGGTTGTAGGAACCAATGTTGAATTTTCACGCTTGCTCAGGGACCAGAAATATATTGAAAATGTTGACATATTGTCACCTCCTCTTATTTAGAATACAGGCGGGACTATGCCCGCCCATACTCTTATATCAATTAGTCGAGGAGCAGCACGATTCCCTTTTCGCTGAAGTCATTATAGTAACGCATTGTAGCCTTGTGATATTCTACCCAGTAGCTCCCACGCGGGTTATACGGGCTCACTGCAACTTCCTCATTCTGCAGCGTGATTCCCAGTGCATCCTCATCAAAGATAACACCCATGATGGCTGACTGATTGACAGCAGATGCAGGACTGTTGAGTGTACCATTATTCTGGAGCACTACAGGCAGAATGTTAATTGCGTCAGGTGTCTGGATAGACTGCCAGAAATTGACCGCTTCAACGTCTGCAAACTCAAGGAACTTGTAGTTGTAAGTTTCAGCAAGCACTCTTGCGTCGATGTTGTTAAGAAGCCAGTTAAGGAGATACACTCTCTGTCTGTCGAACGGTGTATGCCTTGTAAGCTCCTTGCCGGTTACCTGGATCTGGAACAGCTGTGAACGCTCGGTCATCATGTTTGTTAATGTAGCGATACGTGCATAGGCCCACTTGATAAAAGCAGGGAAGTTTGCAGGATCCTTAATAGTAACAGCTGTAAAGCTGCCGCCGACATCCTGGTTATATTCAGAAAGCAGGTGAATAACACCGTTCTGTGCATTGATCTTGCCTGCAATGAAGTTATCCAGAGCCAGTCTTGCCATGGATTCCTTGGCCTGCTCAAGCATGTCAAGTGCATTCTGTGTTACCATGGTCATAAATGAGCCGAACTCTTCAGGACCTTTAAATGCGCTGTCCAGCTGATCCTTAAAGATAGTAAATGATTTACAGTAGGTGTCAAAGCCATAATAGTTAAGCTGCAGCACTTCAGGCTTGTTTACTACCCACGGATCAATGGACTGACCGTCAACAAGGTTAAATGCCTGGTTGTCCTCAAATGCCTTGTCAGCAATGGCAATTTTTCTTGTGATAGCGCCCCATTTCTGTGAATCCATCTGCAGTCCCTTGAATCTTGCATTGTAGGGTCTGATGGAAAAAATGGTTCTGCCGACTACCTGTGAAATAGCATTGATTACCGGATCATAGCCCGCCTGCAGTGTAGCCTGTGCAACGCTGATAAAAGATGAAACATCAGTGGGTGCAAGCTGTGCTGATCCTGTTACCTGACTGTGAATCGCATTTAACAGTGTCGCTGCCTGTTCAAAATTCATTGTGTTTACACTCATAGTAAATTACCCCCTTTTCTCCGGCAGAAGCACTTCAGCCATGATCTGTTCGGCTGTCTTTGTTTCTTCTGCCTTGTTATTACTATTCATAATGTTTCCCGCCTGTATTGCGCCTGTGAGCTTCTTGACCGCCTGTAACAGCTCATCATAGCGTTTTGCGTTCGGATCCTCAGCGGGTGCGGGTGTGGGTGCCTGCTGCGGTTCCGGTGTCTGTTCCGGTTCAGGATCCACGGTAATTTCCTTTTCCGGTTCAGGTTCTACAGGACCATTTAATGCGATGATCTCATCTTTACTGAATCCTGCTTCCACTAACTTTAAAATGTCCTCGGCTTTCATGATATTTCCTCCTATATATTATATAGATCTTTGAACGGCAGGTTGACCTGCTGTCCGGACCTGGAGTCCCAATGATAGAATTTTCGACCATTTACTTTTGCCTGTGTGGGATTTTGCATGCCCATATGCAGGCCCCACTGATAAATCCCCATTTCACCCAGACAGCCTACCTCCTTGCAGATCTGCGCCCATTTTCGGCAATATGTCTTGAATTCCTCAGTGGTGATCGTGTGATTATATAAATGCCAGTCTATGGCCGTTCCGGTGAGATGGTTTGAAGTTGGGATACCTCCAACTTTCATATTTTCCTCTTTTGTCCGATACCAGCTGACAACGTACATTTTCTGTTTGAGCCATGAACGGAACTTTCGTAAGCATACAATAAAAGTGATAGTTTCCTTATACATATATACTGTCGCTGAACCGGGATGATATTCAGCCTGTGAAAAGTACTTAGCGATGTTTCCTGAAAATCTGATCATAGCTCCTTAGCCTTTCCGATCAACGCGGAAATAAGTTCTTTTACCTCATGTAACAATGTTGTGTTATCCTGGATAGTCTCCCTCAAACTGTCTATTTCGTCTTTATGGTTTTCAGCTTGCTTATTCACATACCAGAAAAGCGCACAGCACACCACAATGGGAAAGCCTAAAGTTTGTATGAATTGCATGAGTACATCGTAGTCCATGAATACCTCCTAAATTACCCTGACTGGTCCGCATCATTGAGAGGCGCTCAGGGTCTTATTTCAAAAGTGGGCCTGGAATGTCTCCCGGACATGGAGATGCGCCCGCTTCCGGCGGTTGTCCTTGCGCGCCAGGCCCTCTACCACCTTATTACCACAAAAACATTTAGTTGTCAATACAATATTATTGTAAACCTTTCATATTAAAATAAGACCCACCATGGATCCACGGTGGGTGTTAGACAATGTAAACTTCAAATAATGATTTGCAGTAGATATTTTCAAAATAGATCCTGCCTGCCATATAGGACAGATACAAGCGCCGTCCGTACTTCCTGATAAACCTCTTTATATCCACTTCATCTGTTTTATATGTATCAGGATTTCCGGACCGATGTTCAGTTACATAGAATTTACGCCCGGATTTATGCCGATATATGGTTATCTCTCCAACAGTCACCATGGGGCTGTATTCTTTCAGCGGCTGCGATTTGATATAGTCTGTGGGATTATATGCAAAATCATTTGATAAGGCCATTTCAGTATATGCACCGGTGGTAGCCTTATAAAGTGCTGTCTTTGACTTTGCATCGCTGATCTTCTCCGACTTTGGCAGGAACAGCGCTATACCTGATTCACGGTTTATATACACCTCTTGGTGTTTTTCTTTCATGCGTTCGGCAATTCCCACCAGACCCAGGGTCATAAAAATTGGATTCGCTATATCGAATGCGTTAGCCATGCATAAAAGCTGCATCGGCTTCTGTCCTTTTAATTCACGGTTTCTGTTCATGGTTTCATAGGCGTTCAGAAGTGCGGTCCCCTCTTCTTTCATGGGTCGTTCGTGGATCTCTTTTATAAACTCATCATAAATGCAGATCGTCACATCCTCAGCCGAGAAACCGCGGAGATTGGCTATAGTGGACAGTGCGCAGGTGTAACCGATGCAGTCATCACCGCGCATGAATGCAGCGTTGTATTTAGATATGCTCTCGGATCTGATATCCCATCCTGTGTCATTGCATATGACCTTAAATGGTGAAAACTGCGGTTTGTTGATGATGTTGCATTGTTCCTGGGTGCGCCTCATCAGCATAAACATTCGTCCAGATTCAACCGCATATTTTAATGCACCGTATGTTTTACCTGTGCCGCGGCCGCCAACTATGAAATTAAAAGGTATGCCCAATTGTATTATGCCTGCCATATTCAGATAACCGGATGGTAAATATAGATTCATAGTTTTTCATCCTTTATTACACTTTTAAAAACTCTCCATGCTTCGATCAATTCACGCTGCGTCTTTTCTACCTTATCATCATCGATCGGTTGTAATGGACATGTAGAATACACAACTTCCGGACTGTGTTTTGAAAAATCCCAAGCATCATATCCTTTTGTTACATTCTTCACCAAACACTCTTGCCAATCATAATTAAATATGCAGTCATGGCAGCTTTCAGGCTTGTTTATTCCTTTTATATAAACTCCCATTGTTCCCTCCTATATAGCCTCCGCAAACATCCAACCAAATATTATACCGGTCAGCACTAATATTATTATCTGTACCCATACATGATCTTCCAAATATTTAAACATATCACACACTCCTTTTTAACTTTTCAAGAAATACTTCAGGGTCAATGTCGGTCAGCAATAAAAACCAGTCTGATCTTATAAACTTTTCAACTTCTCCCCGCACATACGCTTTGCACCTGTCAGAATATCTGTAGTTCGGATCTGTGGATATTCGCTCCGGGTGTAAATAATCATCGACAGCATTCAGTATTACGGCATTGGCAAGAGCCTGCCAGGGATTTTCATAATCAATATCGTATGTGATCTTGCTACCGAATGGTGTAGAATACTGCATGTTTCCTCCTAACAAAAGACTGCCGATATTTCACAGCGCCTCGGCAGTAGGGCGCACTATGTCAAGCTAACTCACAGGTAACGTATGTTCTGCCGGCTCTGGATGTACCGGTAACGATTCTGATCGGTCCCATATCTGCTCCGAGATTATCGAAAGCCTTGATGAACGCGTCAATGAATGTTCCGGAGATCGTGCCGTACAGTTCGCCGTCTGCTTCAATGGTAAGAACGGTCTTTTCCTCATCCTCAAACAATACCCACTTTTCAGGCTCGATAATGGATCCGGCAAGCTCGATCAGCTTGCGGGTGGTCTGTGATTCGGTCAGCTTGTAAGCGTCTCTCTTGGAAAGCTCTTCCGGGAATGATTTAATAACGTTCATGTTTTGTCCTCCTTGACTAAATAGTGATAATTAAAGTGTTGTTATCAATGCGGAAGTCCTTTACCTCCACATTGGAACTGCTGTATTCTTTCTGCGCTTCAAAGCCTGTCAAGCGCTTGAATGTAGACGGATCAGTGCAGCCGTCTTTCAGTAACCATACGTTGACTGCAGGTGCAGTCTTGAATAATAAATACCTTAGCGTCATGATATCTCTTCCTCCTGTATAAACATATTTTCAAGAATGATCTTTGCTGTTTGCTCAAGGCCGTTTTCCTTTTTATACCTGGATGCCAGATTAGAAAGCGCTTTGCCCATAGTAGGTGCTGTTGTATATGCATCCCATATGTACTTATGTATATGCTCGAACCGATACACCGGCCCTCTGTAGTGCCATATCTTATTCAAGATAATCACCACCCATAACATCTGCAATAGTCATGACCTGATCATCCCATTTTTCATCAACAGTGATCTTGAATCCTGTTACATTACACCAGTCAGCAAGAACCAAGCCCTGTTCTTCCTTACGGTAGGTTTCCATCAGATTAAGTGCCTCTTCCATAGTGCTGCACTCGTCAACTGTAGTGTTGGTCACCGTACCGGACCATTTAGAAGTTCTTCTTACAACGTAGTTGCTCATTTTATGCTCCTTTCAACTGCGCATCTTTAACTTACAATTAGAGTATACATGAATACTTTTTAATTGTCAATACCTTTTAATAAAAATTTTCCGTAGCCATACGCCATTCTTTTGCATGGTCAAGGATTCTCATATAATCACCTGTGATTCCAAGGGAATACATACTGTCATGTAAATAAACATTGGATATGATCTGCACCGGCTTTCCCTCTCTTATTATTTGATCCATGGGCGGGTGGTCATTGTATATGCTTTCCTGGCCTCCGGCAGTCCTGAATACCAACCCCGGATGAAAAGCCGTGATCCCGCCTTTTACACTCAGCTCTGCTGCGCCGTTCTTCTTGTTTACTCCCGCTACCGTGACATGAAGTGTTTTATCCGGATCCTCATAAGCATACTTCTTTGCACCCCAGCTTCTAAAGCTGCGGTATTCACCGTCATTTTCCCACACTCCCAAATAGTGTTTCTTGCCTTTTGCGTCAACGGCCATTGCTCCGTTTTGCTCGGATCTGCGCTTCAAGCTGTCATTTAACCGGGTAAAATCAACATCACCTACATATTTTACACTGTCTGTATCGCAATAGATAAAATCAGCGCCTGGCGTGTCATGAATCAGTTTAACCGCCTTAAATAATTCATATCTGGCCGCGGAAGTAGTCCAGCATCCCCAGGCATAGTTGAGAAACGCATGTCTGTTAGCGTGTTCCAGCATCTCACGTTCATCCTCATCCTTTATGATAAAATCATCCTCGAACAAGTATGACGGACGGCAGGGCGACATGACCGTACAACCGTAAAGCGCATTTAGTTTTGCTTTCTCCTTAGAATAGTAGATCTCTTGTCCCTCAACGCCTTTTAAAGCTGTTTTCCGGTGAAAGTATTCAAGGACCACACGACGGAACGGCAGCGGCAGTTTGCCGTATCGTGCATGGTAACACACTTTAACGTCAAAATGGCTGAATGTGTATTCCTCCATTATGATCTTTAAATCGATATCAGTTATTGTTGTTTCCAGATAGTCAGCGCACAATATCCTGCCGTTGTCTATCTCTGCCCCTATTACATTTTGACACTTAGCCTTGGCCAAATATGGTGAACCCCACATTGGATCCTGCAGTGACACATCAAACAATGCCACCGTCATAAGCACTGCGCGTTTATGTCTGTAGATCCTGCGCAGCACCCATTCTAAATCCACATTGGTTTCACGGATCCATGGCCCCATAGGGAACTCGCAATTCACCTGCACGTCAGGATAACTGGATGCCCTGTCATAGCTTTTCACATCATGCACCAGTAATCCTGAATAATACCTGTTACAGTGCGTGTCCCCGCCTCTAAATGCGGATCTCAGCATGCAAAACTGTTCATAATCCGGTAATTGGTCTTTCAGCTTTTCCCAGTTATAATGGCGCATTGCGGCCTTTAGATCGCGTCTCGGATAGCCTGTTGCGGTGTATGGAATACTATACCAGTTGTCACCGTCCATCTGACACTGCCTCTGCATGGCCTGAACAAGTCCTTTTACATCGTTTATACAGTATTCCAACTCACGGTCTGTTAGCTCTGTCCAGGGATATCTGGCCTTGGAATAGTCAAACTCTTCCCCGGACAGCTTTTTATTTGACACACCCATTTTATTGGTAAATTCTGCCAGGGACATATTAGTTTGTAAATAACTGCAGCGGAACTCCAGATGGTCAAACATCTCGCAGCGCAGCACTTTTCTGCTGTCCACTGCAAACACTTCATCCGATGTAAAATCATATATTCCCCTTAACCACTGGAACTCAAAGGATAGATTATGCACCCAGAAGATGATGTATTCATTCTCTTTTAATTCTGCAATGACCCTTGCAAGAAATCGCATGAACTCATCCCAGGTGCGCCCAATGATGGTATAATCGTCTATCTGGCATTGCCATATATACATAAATGCCTGCTGCGATTCATCATCGTTGGTTGTCTCAATGTCGAAAGCACAGGTAAGATCTTTATATTTCTTATGGTTATCCCGCCGGCCCTGGTTACCTTTTCTGCGCTTTTGGCACTCGGTTTCATTTATATAAATGTAAGGGAAATTCTGACAGGTGTATATCATCTCTTGGACAGCTTTCTTATTTTGTCTTTCATACCGGCGTGCGTCATTCCGTATTTGGATCTAATCGGCTTCATATCATCTAATTCTTTCAGATGCTCTGCGTAGTAGTCAAAATTCTGCTTTACAACGTCCAATGGTAGGTTGATTCGCTGTGACTGTTCGAACACGTCCGCGGCAGCTGAACTGTCAAACACCTTGTCGCTGTACTGATGCCTCAGATCCTCCATAAAGTTGGTGAACTGATAAAAGTTTTCATTTGTTACAAATGGGTATTTATCCTGAAGCAGCGATAACCTAAACTCTCGTTCTTTAGCCTCTCCTTTTACAGTGTGCGATGGATCCCTGACCCACATTGATATATCAGCAAGTGCAGCGCGCACCTGGTCATTTGATAAGGTGGATGCTGCCGGGAATTGGTATAGTTCGCTTCCCGGTAATGCATCAGAAAATCTAATCCCGCTGGTTGGTGTGCTTTTGCCTTTTCTGCTGGATGTCTTGGTAGTGATCGTGCCATGCTTGGCAATATTCCTGATACGCTTATTCGCTGCTTTTCTCATTTGTGCGTATGTCTGACGCACTTCATATATGTTCATAGCGTCCACATCACGCGGTGTATAGATCTTCATTAGTGCAAACCTCCTTTAATGGCTTTAATGAATATGCGCAGTGATAACACTATCGCATGCTTTGGTCCTTTTGGCCATGTTGACAGAAATTCGATTAGATCTGCATCGGCTACACGGTCAAGTTTAACTGTGAATGATTTGTACTTATCCTTATAATATTTGTAGTCCATAGTTTATACCTCCTTGCCTTATCAATATATCACCGTGTAGTGTTCTTGTAAAGATGCAAAAATATTTGCACCTTTACAGGATGTGCAAATGGTAGT